AATCCTGAGGACGCACTTCGTTTGTATTTCCAAACAGGTAGTGTTATTGGACGTAGCTTCACTCAAGATGGTGACTTCAACAATGCTCGTGTTCCAATTACACAGCTGACCTCTAACTCAGGTGCTGCTAAGACTCAGATGCTGATTGCTAATTATAACCACTATATGGATATGATTAGAACAGTTACAGGATTGAACGAAGCAAGAGACGGCTCAACTCCTGACCCGCACTCATTGGTTGGTCTTCAAAAGTTGGCAGCGTTAAACTCTAATACTGCTACCCGACATATTCTTGAGGGAGGCTTGAATGTTTATCGTTCTTTAGCAGAGGCTATCACGTATCGCATCTCTGACATATTAGAGTATGCTGACTTTAAAGATGAGTTTATAAATCAGATTGGAAGGTTTAATGTTTCTATACTTAGCGACATATCAGACTTATACATTTATGACTTCGGAATCTTCATTGAGGTATCACCTGATGAGGAACAGAAGGCTCAGCTTGAGCAGAACATTCAGATGGCCTTGTCCAAGGGTGACATCAATCTTGAGGATGCGATTGATATACGTGAAATAAAAAACCTCAAGCTCGCTAATCAGCTTCTCAAGTTGAAGAGAAGCAAGAAGGAACAACGAGAAGAGAAGATGGCTATGCAGAAGCAGGCAATGATTGCTCAGCAACAGCTCAAGTCTCAAGAGATGGCTGCACAGGTTGCAATGCAAAAGATACAGGCTGAGTCTCAGGCTAAGATGCAAATCAAGCAAGCTGAGGTTGCGTTTGACATTGAAATGTTAAAGCAGGAGGCCGCCATGAAATCTCAACTTATGGCTCAGGAATTTGATTACAACATGAGATTAAACTCTATGGAAACATCAAGCCTTAGTCAGCGTGAAAAAGAGAAAGAAGATGCCAAGGCAAAGCGCATTGGTATTCAGAACACTCAGCAATCTAAATTGATTAATCAAAGAAAGAACAATCTACCTCCAATGAACTTTGAGTCTAATGAGGACAGCTTAGACGGCTTTGACTTAGCTGAGTTTTCGCCTCGATAAAAGATTGAAAAATTTGTTGTAAGTTTGTAACCAATAAAATCTAATCTAATGCAATTTAAAGAAGTAAGGGTAATTGACACAGGAGACACCAAAGGTGTAGCAGAGAAAGAAGCTGAGTTGCTTGCGAAGCATGAGGCAGCACAGGCGCAAACAGATGCTGATGCAAATGCGGTAGCACAAGCAGAAGAGCCACTCGCAGATACAGGTTCTCAGTTACCTGAACTAAAAGAAGAAGACGTTCTTTCATATATTGGAAAAAGATATAATAAGCAAATCAACTCTTTTGATGAGTTGATGGCTGAACGTCAACAGGCAGAACAAATGCCTGAGGATGTAGCGGCTTATATGAAATTTAAAAAGGAGACAGGCCGTGGGTTCGATGACTTTATCAAACTGAATAAAGATTACGAATCAATGGACGGTGATATACTCCTAAGAGAATACCTTTCCTCTACACAAGAGGGACTCGACTCAGAAGACATTGAGGCTTTGATGGATGATTACAGGTTTGATGAAGACCTTGATGATGAATCACGAGTTAAAAAGGTAAAGATTGAGAGAAAGAAAACTATTGCTGAGGCAAAGAAATTCTTTAATACTCAAAAGGAAAAGTACAAGATACCCCTTGAGTCAAGTGCGGTTGGTATTCCTGCTGAGGATAAAGAAGAGTATGAAGCATTCAAGCAGTATATAAGCAAGGCGAAAACCATAGAGGAGGAGAACAACCGTAAGCGTCAATGGTTTGACCAAAAAACGGACGAGGTGTTTAGCGGAGAGTTCAAAGGTTTTGAGTTCAATGTAAATGACCGAAAGTTCAAATTTTCTCCCGGAGATGCTGCTGAGTTAAAGAAAATCCAATCAAACCCATCGAACTTTATTAATAAGTTCTTGGATGAGAATGGAATGATAAAAGACGCAGCAGGCTACCATAGGTCATTAGCCATTGCTATGAACCCTGAAAAGTTTGCCAAACACTTCTATGAGCAAGGATTGGCAGACGCAACCGATGATGTTGCCCGTAAGATTAAGAATGTAAATATGTCTGAACGGAAAGCTCCTGAGGTTACGTCAACTAACAATGGGTTTCAGGTGAAAGCGGTCAACCCTGATTCCGGACGGAATCTAAAAATCCGCAGTGCAAAACGAATTTAACGAATTTAAAAATTAAACAAAATGGCAGGTTCTATTTTATCAACCCCTACCTTTTCGCTGCAACCCGCTCCCGAACAGGTAGCTTTACAAACAAACTACATTACTAACTTCGACTTCTTGAATCAGTATCTTCCTGATACTTATGAGAAAGAATTTGAGCGTTATGGTAATCGTACAATTGCATCATTCCTCCGTATGGTAGGAGCAGAGATGCCTTCAAACTCTGACCAAATCAAGTGGGCAGAACAAGGCCGTCTTCACATTAAGTACACCAACTGTACTACTGCTGCTGCTGCCGCTGCTTCTACAGCTACGTTTCAGGTAAACACTACCGCAGGAGCAATTGCAACAGTTGCTATCCGTGTTGGTCAAACCGTAATGATTCAGCAAAACACTACAGGTGTTTTCAACAAGGCTATTGTTACAGCTGTTACCCAAACAGGTAGCGCTACAGTAGCGGGTACATTTACTGTAGCTTACTACGAGGCAGGCGGTCAAGCTGCCGCAGGTGCAGGTGCTACATTTACTGTATTCATTTACGGTTCTGAGTTCCGTAAAGGAACTAATGGAATGGTTGGTTCTTTGGAAGCTGAAGATGATATCTACAGCAACAGCCCAATCATCATTAAGGACAAGTATGCTGTAAATGGTTCTGACATGGCCCAAATCGGTTGGGTTGAGGTAACTACTGAGAATGGTGCTACAGGATACCTTTGGTATTTGAAGAGCGAGCACGAAACTCGTCTCCGCTTTGAGGACTACCTCGAAACTGCAATGATTGAAGCTGTTCCTGCTGCGTCAGGTTCAGGTGCTGCAACCGCAGGATTCAAAGGTTCAGAAGGTATCTTCTATGTGGTTAACAACCGTGGTAACGTATGGGGTGCAGGTACTCCAACTACTCTTACAGAGTGGGACACTATCGTTCAGCGCTTGGATAAGCAGGGTGCAATTGAAGAGAACGTAGTATTCGTTAACCGTCAGTTGAGTTTTGACATTGACAATATGTTGGCCGGATTGAACGGAGGTATTGTTTCAGGAGGAACTCAATCTTATGGTGCTTCTTATGGTCTTTTCGATAACGACATTACTATGGCGTTGAACCTCGGATTCACAGGATTCCGCAGAGGTTATGACTTCTATAAGTCAGATTGGAAATACCTTAACGACCCAACAATGCGCGGTGGCTTGAACGCTACTGCTGCAACTGCAACAGGTACTGTAACAGGTCTTCTTGTTCCTGCGGGTTCTACTTCAGTGTATGACCAAATCATGGGCAAGAACGCTAAGCGTCCATTCCTTCACGTGCGTTACCGCGCATCTGAGGCTGAAGACCGCAGATACCAGACCTGGATTACAGGTTCTGCGGGAGGTGCTGCTACAAGCGACCTCGATGCAATGGAGGTTAACTTCCTATCTGAGCGTGCAGTATGTACCTTGGGTGCGAATAACTTCATCTTGTTCCGCTACGGATAATCATTTTAAAAATGGGAGGGTGTCTTTAAAGACACTCTCCTTTTTTACTTAATCAAATCAAATTCAATTAAATAAAGTTATGAAGAATAAAGTTTTTGCCGATAAAGTATATCGACTACTAAATGGAAGTCCGCTTTCTTATACGTTGATATCAAGAAATAACCCTCGATTTCCACTAATGTGGTTTGATGAGGAAAAAAACATTAATCGAGTTCTTAGATACGCATCCAATCAAAAGTCTCCATTTGAAGACGAGCAAGATGGAAATGTTATTTTGGAACCAATAGTTTTTGAAGACGGGATGCTGTCTGTTCCAAGAACAAATCCCGTATTACAAGCATTTTTACATTATCACCCCCACAACGGAACTGTTTTCGTTGAGGTTGACAAAGAGAAAGATGCTATAGATGAAGTAGCGGATTTGAATATAGAGGTGGACGCATTGATTCAGGCTCGTCAATTAACAATAGAGCAAATTGAAATGCTTACTCGTGTATTCTTTGGTAAAGACCCATCAACAGTGTCAACGGCTGAATTGAAGCGAGACCTTTTGATTTTTGCCAAGAGATATCCACAGTCGTTCTTGGATACGTTGAATGACCCCGAGCTTCAATTCCAATCGAAAGTGAGATTGTTCTTTGAGAACAATTTGTTGACTCTTAGAAATGGAGGCAAAGAGATATGGTTTAATACCGCTACTAATAAAAAGAAGATGTGCTCTGTTCCTTATGGACAAGAACCATATGAAACAGCAGAGGCGTTCTTACAAAGTGACGATGGCATTGATGCTCTTAAAATGTTAGAGACAATGACTGAAAAATAATGGTTTGTATGTGTTATAGTTATTGTGATTAGATGATTAGTTTACTGAAGGGGAGGGGCTTAGTGCCCCTCTCTTTTTTTAGTATATTTGTAAAAAAGAAGGGATGATAAACTCAGTCAGAAACACAGTCTTGTCCGTGCTCAACAAAAACAACTACGGATATATCTCTCCCTCAGACTTTAACCTATATGCCAAGCAGGCACAGATGGAACTGTTTGAGGATTACTTTAGTGATTACAACAAGTCTGTTGTATATGAAAACCAAAGAGTTTCAGGTACTGATTATGCTGATGTCAAGAAAGCAATCACGGAACTATTAGAACTTTTTTTATCGAACAACTTTTTGCACCCCGTTATTTCTTCAGCAGGCACGCTTACGAATAGGTTCTTTATGCCGTCAGATATAACCACAGGTGATAGAGCTTATATGCTTAGCAGAATTGTTTACTACAATCAGCTAAAGAGCCAAGGGTCTAATACTTTGGTTGTACCATTTCAGCTTGAAGATGCAGGTGCTTTATTTGTTAGCGATGGAGTTGTGGCGGGGGATATCGTTACAAACAATGTAAACTTTTTAAGTGCCACCGTGTTAGCGGTCATAGGCCAAACTCAGCTGCTATTAGACACGGATATATTTACAGCGACTCCTGTTACTTACAGTATATTTTCTTCAGTAAGTTTGTCCGAGGCTGAGCCTGTAACTGATGGAAAAATAACAGCGTTAAGTATATCCCCATTAACTGCCCCGTCTACAATGTTTCCTGCGTATACATTGAATAGTGAATTTATGGCTACGTATCCATCTATTCTCACGGGGTACGGTTCAGTCCGCGCTTCATACTTTAGATATCCGAGAGAACCAAAGTGGACGTATATTACCTTGATTAATGGTGAGCCTGCTTTTGACCAAACACAGCCTGACTATCAAGACTTTGAATTACCACTTGAGGATGAGTATAAACTTGTTATGAAGATTCTTCAGTATTGCGGAATATCAATACGCGAGACTCAAGTGGTTCAATATGCTATGTCGCAAGAGCAACAAGGCAGTGCAAATTAATCGTGAATAAACAACTTTGTAATGGCTTATATATCTCAGTATCAATACTATGCCAACAGCGGCAATACACCTGAAGATGCCAATTGGGGCAGTTATCAGTATGTTAGTCTTCAAGACATTGTAACTAATTTCTTGCTGATGTACTCAGGCAACCACTCGCTTGTAAACAATGAGGAGCGGTATAAGATTTTGTTCCATGCTAAGAGAGCTATACAGGAACTAAACTATGATGCCTTTAAGGAAATCAAAGTATTGGAGTTGACGGTGGCTGAGAATCTAAAGTTTGTACTTCCGTCTGACTATGTGAATTGGGTTCGTATCTCCTTGTACAAGAATGGGTATCTTCGACCGTTGAGCGAGAATATACAGGCGTTGTCATCAGATGCTTATCTTCAAGATAATAACGGCAAGATTCTTTTTGATATCAATGGTAATATCCTAAGGCCACAAGACTCAATGATTGACTATGATAGGTTGCACAAGTTGAAGAAGAGCATATACCTTAATCAAGGAAATCAGTTTAACGGACAGATGGGATGGTGCGTAGATGGTGATTGGTATTTTGATTATGCTATCGGTGCAAGGTTTGGACTGAATACTGAGACTGCAAACTTTAATCCTACATTCAATGTAGATAAGAAGGCAGGCGTTATAAACTTTGACTCAAGCATGGTCAATGAGTTATGCATCCTTGAGTATGTGTCTGATGGCATGGAGAACGGAGATAACTCATTGATTACGGTCAATAAAATGTTTGAGCATTACATCTATGCGGCTATCAAATATGAGATTCTAAACTCTAAGTTTGGTGTTCAAGAATATGTAGTGTCTCGCGCTCGTAAAGAAAAGTCGGCACTGCTTCGGAATGCTAAGATTAGAATAAGCAACATCCACCCCGGACGATTGCTGATGAACTTACGTGGTATGGATAAGACAATCAAATAATATGGCAAACATTACGAGGAATTTCATAAGAGGTAGAATGAATAAGGTCGTTGATGAACGACTTATTCCTGACGGAGAATACATAGATGCTATGAACATCCGAATGGGTTCTACTGAAAATTCCGAGATAGGTGTAATAGAGAACACAAAAGGAAATGAGGCTCTTACAGCGCTCTCATATACTGATGGAACTCTACTAAGTACTGACGCTGTGTGTATAGGCGCTATTGATGATAGTGCAAATGAGACTATTTATTGGTTTGTTCATGACCCTAATTTTTCCGTTGGCGCAACAGGAAAGCTTGACTTGATTGTATCGTTCAACGTATTAACCAATGTGCTCACGTATCACGTTGTTAGTATTGATGATGGAACAGGTGTCAACACCACTCTGAACTTTA